AAGGCCGAAACAGATCAAGTACTATCGAACATTGGCGCAATCGACGGACAGGACGCAAGGAACCGCGTGATCACTGATCCCGAATCCGGATATAGCGGGATCGAAGACGACGCACCAATACCGGAACAAAGCGAACAAGAGGGGGCATAAGGTAATGACAGATTTTAGCGTAGCGTTAGAAGGCATTAGAAAAGGCGGGAAGTACGCAAGATTAAGTAAACCAGACGAGGTAGTGTATCTCGTCATGGGCTCTAAATTCACCGTGAATCGTCCGCCGCTCAATGCGATGTACGCACAAGGCACCGTGATCAACTATAGGCCGCATATCGATATAAAACTGGTCGATGGGACATGTGGCGTATGGACTCCGAGTAACGAGGATATCCTAGCCGAGGATTGGATCGAGATAGTGTGGTAGGAAGTTATTAACGAAAGGACACATTAATGCGTAAACGGCTTAAAAGTTGCCCGTTTTGTGGTAAACGAGCGGAACTGATCGAAGACATGGATCACCACGGCGAATGGTTTGATCTGGGTTGTTCCGACGAGGAGTGTATCGTAAAAAAAGTATTTTACCGTCAACCCGTCGACCATTTAGCAGCAGCAATAGAAGCATGGAACACAAGGCCGACCGATGCGAAAACGAATAAAACTAACGCCTCGTAAACAAGAGTGGGCGGAAAAACGTAAAGTGACGCTTGTGGGAACACCACTTAATCACAACGCATCCGCGATGTTACGGTATCAACGAGCATTGCTTGCACTCGTTCGAGAAATGAAACGCGCCACCACCCGTGAACTGGTACGCGTATTTGAATCTCGGACGGGCGAAGCATTTATGACACAACAAGCGGAAGCCGAAGCCATGGACTTGATATCTATAGATACCAAGATGGACATGACGTCTATAGATATCAAGTCGGCCACTGACGCAGCACTGAACCTGACCCCGAAAGCGAAACAATCTATCGCTAAACTATACGACCGTTTTACCGATTTGTTTAGCCTCGCATCAACCAAACTGGTAGAGCGTATGGTCGATGATGTGGACGACACAAGCGCCCGGCAATTGAGCACAAGTCTAGGCAAGCTCACCGGGAAACTATCTCTTAATACGTCAATCGTACCGGAAGGAATGGCAGCGGTAACGTCCGCAACGATCGCAGAGAACGTCGGTTATATTAAATCGATTCCCGAGCTATATTTTAAGGATATTAACGGTGCGGTCATGCGATCGATAACCACGGGTAACGGCCTGCAAGACCTCATCCCCGCGATCCAAAAGATCGGTGGCGTAACAGAACGTAAGGCGCGGAATATCGCAGGCGATCAGACGCGCAAAGCATACAACATGATTAATAAACAACGCCTACAAGCCGTAGGGGTTAAACAATTTCGGTGGTTACATTCGCAGGGGGGCGCGCACCCGCGCGACTCGCACTTGCAGATTAGTGGCAAGACATTCAGTTTTGAGAATATAATTAATGAGCAGATAGCGGCAGGAGTGACTAATCCGGCTGATCAAGGGTTACCGAGCATACCGGTAAATTGTTTTACGGGATTAACTAAAGTATCGCTTACTAATGGATGTCGTAACTTGTGGCGATACTGGTACGTCGGCGATCTCGTTAATATCCAGTTGCAAGGCTGCGAGCTTATCGAATGTACACCTAATCACCCAATACTCACCTTGCGTGGGTGGCTGCCGGCCAATGAAATCCAAGAGGGTGATTATCTCGTTTCTTGCAAAGGCAATAACTCTGGGATCATTAATCAAGAAACCACAAACGACCATACCACCTTCGATCAGCTTTTTGATTCTTTGAGCGCCTCCGAAGTCGTTACAGTCTCCGCGCCGTCTGAATTTAACTTCAACGGCGACATACCCGACGAGCAGGTCGACATAATACGGATCAGTAACAAATTGCCGAATTGGAAAACGTCCATTAACGTACAGCAGATCGAAAAGCTCGCTTTCACCTTGTCCGATATAGTGGTCAACGCGTTTACTTCGCGCCCTATCCCCCAGATTATCGAGTTTAGTAGCTCTAGCACGTTTAGTTATTCCTTGCCGTTCGACAACCGAGAGTTTAGACATACGAATGCGCGCAGCACTATTTCCATCGCGCAAGACGACGCCAGCCAGTTTAAGGATAGAGGCGATACACTCCCGTCCGACGCCATATCGCTTAGAGAGGGAGTGGACGCTTTCGCCGGATTTGTACGCGGCGGAAATTCCGATTGTGTCGGCGTGAGCGGCGGCGATAGTTCTAGTACGGGGGATAGTGTAGCCGAGCCTATCGCGCAAAGCGGCAACCAGATGACCCGGACTAACGCGTTTAGTAGCACGGAATTCCTTGACGGTCATGCCGCTTTCAAAAGATTGTTTCGCGTTCAACAGAAAAGCATCCGAGTATTTGCAGGCCATGTATACACCTTAGAGAGTTTTAACGGTTGGTACACGGTAGCATCGGCAGGAATTGTTAGCAAGAATTGCAAATGCCGATTCATACCTATATTAAATTTCGGCGATAATGATTAAATAGTATTAGCAGCGATTAAATAAGGATTCCCACAATGCCGCTAGAGAAAGGTTCCAGCGAGAAAACGATCGGCAAGAATATCGGCGAACTCGAACGGGCAGGCCATAAGCCTTCACAGGCCGAAGCAATCGCCTATCAAACGGCCGGTAAAGATGACACCAGCGAATCCGCACGTGAGTATGACATAAACGGCTGGCCTGAAATTAAAGATAATCCCATTAGCAAAGTAGGCGTTTTTCCATACCTCGGCAGCCAAATAAGCCCTGAACTTAAAGCAGACGAACAGTATATGGTTTACCGTCCCGAGGAAGAACTAAATAACGAGGATACGATCAACTCGTTTAAGCTCTTACCATGGACAGACGATCACGCGATGCTGGGCTCCGAAGACGAAGGGCTCACCCCCGCCGAGCGAAAGGGCATACACGGTGTGGTGGGTGAGAACGTTCATTTTGCCGATGGATACCTCAAAGCGAATCTAAAAGTATTCTCCGAAGACTTAGCAAAGCTAATCGAATCGGGCAAACGGGATTTATCGATCGGTTACCGATGCTTGTATGATTTACAATCAGGGGTGTATGATGGCATTAAGTACGATGCGATCCAGCGTAACATCCGGGGCAATCACTTGGCGCTGGTCGAAGAAGGCCGTTCCGGTCGCGATGTATCGGTGCTCGATCATTTTAAACTTACAATCGATAGCAAGGGGCTACACATGCCAAAGATGAAAGACGAAAAAGGTGACGACTTTAAAAAAGAAGGCGAAACTAAAAAACAAGACGCTAAAGACGCGGAACCACTTACCCTCGAATCCCTCGCACAGCGGATGGATGAAATAGGCGAAATGGTGGGTGCCCTGCAGTCCGGCGTAGGCCGTAACATGGACGGCGACCCTGCATCGTTCGTTAAGCGCGAGAACGGTATCGACGAATCCGCCGAAGAAGCTAATAGTAAAACCGAAAAGGGTAAAGAAGTCGGCGACGAAGACGGCGAGAAGGAAGACGAAAAAGCTGAACGTTCTAGCAAAGACAAGAAGGACTCTATGGACGCCCAACTCAAAGAAGTGACCGACGCACTCAACACAATGAAGCGCGACGGAACGAAAGCATTGCTTCGTGAAGTTAGCCAACGCGATGCGCTTGTACAGCGTTTAGCGCCCCATATCGGCACATTCGATCACGCTGAAATGACGCTAGATGATGTGGTCAAGTATGGCGTTAAGACATTGAAATTAACATGTGCACGCGGCGAAGAAAAAGCCACGATCAACGGTTATCTTGCGGGCGCACGCGTAAACAGTACACCCGCCTATGTGCATGACAATAGCATGGCGACTGACAGCAACGATCAGATCGACGCATTTCTCAAAGGGAGCGAGTAATTATGAGTTTCCAACAAACCGTATTTTTACAACAGGGTTTCGGCGTACCCGGCGAGCTATACACAGATTCGCCACACCGCGCATGGGAATACACCCTCGTTAGTGCTTCTGCCGCATACAACATTATCGGCGCGACCGCCTATACACTTACCTCACAAGGTATCGCACAAGCTGGTAATACCGGCGGCACAGGCGTTTTCGTCGGTGTTTTAGCGAACCCGAAAGAGCAAACATTGTTTGGCGTTGGCGGTTCTCCATTGTCGCCCACTTTAGTACTACCGAATAACGTTCTAGCTTCTCTGGTTACAATGGGCGATTTAGTCGTAACCTTACCCGCTGCCGCAGCCATTGGCGATTATGTGATATTTGATAACGTTACCGGTGCTTTAAGCACGGTACCACCCAGCACTTCACCGTTCCCCGGAACTGGTAAATCTGCCGCGTTTGCTGTGGTCAGTTACTTTACCGTCGCGGCCGCAGGGTTAGCTGTGATCACTTTGAATCCCGGCATCGGTATTCCCACATAATTAGGAGTTAGAATCAATGAACAATAGACAATTGACCCCGATCCATAGTCATCTACGCCCCGGACAGGTTCGGGAACTCCAAGGGTTTAACCCACAGGGTTACAATAGTTTGCCGCGCCTCGGTATCGGCATGGATACTCGTTCAGTCCGTATGATGATGCGTTCAATGGATGCGATACAGCCAGACGTAACGACCCCATCCGTCGCAACCCCCGTTCAGTTCCTGCAGAATTGGTTGCCCGGGTTTGTGGAAGTCATTACCGCCGCTAGAAAGATCGACGATATTATCGGCTTGATGACTACCGGATCGTGGGAAGACGAACAGATCGTGCAACAAGTATTAGAACGTACTGGTTTCAGCGTGCCCTACAGCGATTACGGCAATGTACCGTTGAGCTCGTGGAACGTTAACTTTGTTTTCCGTACGGTCGTGCGCTTCGAGGAAGGCATGATGGCCGGTAACTTAGAAACCGCCCGCGCCTCCCGCATGCGTATCGATAACTCCGGTGCGAAACGTGAATCCGCAGCACTCGCACTCGAAATCATCCGTAACACCGTTGGTTTCTTCGGTTTCAATAACGGCGCAAACAATACCTATGGATATTTGAACGATCCGAACCTCTCCGGTTATACGACCGTCCCGAACGGCGCGAGTGCTAGCCCGTTGTGGTCAACCAAGACGTTTTTGGAAATCTGTAAAGATATCCGTTTAGCTATCGTTGCGTTACGTACCGCTTCACAAGACACGATCGATCCTGAAAAAATGAAACTTACCTTAGCTATTGCGACCGATGCGGTCGACTGGCTGAGTACCACTTCTGATTTCGGTATTTCTGTGCGTGCTTGGCTAAACGAAGCGTATCCTCTGATTCGCGTTGTGTCCGCTCCACAGCTTAATACCGCTAACGGTGGCGCAGGCGTGTTTTATCTGCAGGCCGACCGTGTGATGGATTCCAGCACTGATGGCGGTGCCGTTTGGATTCAGCCAGTACCAGCCAAGTTTCAGGTAATGGGCGTTCAACAGCTTGCTAAAGGGTATGAAGAAGATTATTCCAACGCTACGGCGGGTGCTATGTGTAAACGTCCATTCGCTGTGGTGAGATTTACTGGAATTAGCTAGCCGTACTGTCCGAGGGTTATTATTGACCCACACGTCAATGGGGTTATACTTAGGTGTAACCCTATTAACTTATCAGGAG